ACCGGGGAACAGAACCCGGCGTACAGCCCGACTCGTCTGCCGCTCAGGTCACTGACCTGGGGCGACTCCCGCAATCTCCTCGGATGATCTTGCGTTGGGGAGAATCTGGGGAGAATCAGAGGCCGCAGCGAGAGCCGCACCCGCACCGCCGGGCGCCACCCACTCTCCGAGCGCAGCCAGGCCCTTGCTCCCCGACTTGGGCATGAAGTGGACGTAGGTCCGCAGAGTGAACGCGGGATCGGAATGCCCCAGCCAGGCGGCCAGCTGCGTGATGGTCTCCCCGGCCTGCAGCACGATCGACGCGAAGGTGTGCCGCGTGACGTGGAACCCCTCCTCTCGCGGCATGCTCCACCGCACCCGCTTCAGCGTCGCCTTCCCCGGCCGGCGGACTACTTCCACCTCCGGCTCAGGAATGACCCCCGCTTCGACGAGCGCCGGCTTCCAGATCCGGTCGTCGAAGTACGTGCGGTTCATCGCCCCGCCGCTCTTGCCGCCCGTTCTCACCGTGGTCACCAGAAGTTGCGCCGTCCTCAGCGGCCGGTCCTCCCAGTCGAGGTTCGGCCGGTCCGGATCCACCCACGGCAGCGTCACCTCCACCGGCGGGAAGAGGTTCGCGTACTCCTCCACCGCGCGGGCCAGGGCCGGCGGGCACGGCGCGATCCGTTCCTTGTTCCCCTTCGGCGGGGCGAACCCGAGCCGAGAGTTGATCCGGACGATCTGTCGCGTCACCGCGATCTCGTCGCCGTCGATGTCGTCCGGCGAGAACGCGAACGCCTCACCCTGCCTCAGCCCGGCCGCGATGCCGAGGTCGAGCAGGATCCGGTAGCGGTCGGGCAGCGCCTTGCGCATCGCGATGACCGTCTCCGGCGACCAGGCCTTGGCCTTGGACTTCGGCACGGTCGGCGCCTTCAAGTCCTCGTCGCGGAACGGGTTGACGGGAATCCGCTTCGCCTTGTGGGCAGCCTGCATGATGGACGAGAAGTGCCGCCACGTCGTCGCCAGCGTCGAGACCTCGATGTTCCGCTCGGCCCTGGTCTGCCAGGCGAGGATCTCGTCGTGTCCGATCCGGTTCAGCGGCAGGTGCCCGACATGCGGCAGGATGTGGCCGAAGACGCGCCGCTTCATCGACTCCTTCGTGCTCGGCGGCTTGCGCAAGTTGGGCCACCAGTGCTCTTCCACGTACTCCTGAAGCGTGATGGCGCCATCGCGCGGGTCGTAGAAGGTGCCGCGGGTCGAGTCGGTGGCGGACTGGTTCAGCCATGCCTTGGCGTCGGCCTCACGCTCGAAGCTGCGGTCCCGCACGCCGGGGATCCCGGACACCCGCCACCGCTTGCCCTTGCCGTAGCGGGCGGTCTTGCGCCGTTTGCCGGTCGCCGGGTCGGGCTTCTTGGTGTACCAGCGGTCTTCGATGTACCCGGCCAACGCTGACTCCGTTCGCTACACCTGGCTCATAGGCCCCGGCGAGTTGTCAATGATCTCACCGGCGTACAGCTGGAACCAATGGCCAGCGTCGAGGTGTTGCTCGGTGACGGGGTTCATGACGGCGACGAACGCTTCGGTGTCCAGGGCAGGGTCGATGTAGACGGTCAGCAACCCCTTGCGCTCTTCGACGTAGGCACCGCGTTCCTCCTTCTTCTCAAGGAGGTAAACGATCCTCAGCGGCCGGCCCGGAGTGTTGCAGGAGACGATCTCGTCCTTCCATAGCTGGAACCAGCGCTCCGAACGCATGAGGCGGTCGATCTCGATGTTCAGCTCCACCACCACGTCAGTGAGCGGGGCCTTCTTGTTGAGTCGAACCCGTATGCGCCCTCTGTCCTCGTCGATCTTCGCTAGCCGTCCTGAGGGCAGGCTGTCGACGGCTTCGTAAGCGACATCCAGAGACATCGTCCCTCCCCGCGTTCCAACGGCGCACATTCAGTCATCTTGGCCGAATGTGCACGGTTGGTGAAGGGTACGTCTGCGGGGAGTCACGGGCAATGTGTTACCAGAATGTCTACTTGGCGACATTTCTGGCCGCACGCAGATGGTGGAGTTACTCGCCGGCGTCGCGCTTCGCGCGCTCCTCGGCCTCGATCATGTAGCGCCAACGCAGCAGTTCGGTTCGCGACTTGCCGGCGAGGTGGCCGACGATGATACGAACCTCTTCGTCGTAGCCTGCCAGTTCGGTCGCCTCATAGAGCAGCCACTGTCGGGCGGCGGCTTCCTGGATGTGGCGGATCGGCTTGCCGGTCGCGGTGGCGATGGCGTGGATCTGCTCGTAGGAGGGAGCCTTGACGGGGGGTGTAGTGACGAGCTTCTGATACCACTGCTTGGGCAGCTTCTTGCCGTCCGGGTCGACGCCTCGGTCCGCCATCTCCTGGTAGGTGACCCCAGAAGCGTTGACGTCGTAGACGAGTCGGGAGAGTGCGCCCATTGCTGTGGCTGGGGCCTCGCCTTGGTCAGGGGCGGCGGCCTTTGCCGTCATGTCGTCTTCCTCTCGCGTCACTGTCACACCGGCTGTCTCTGTAGGTAGCGGCTAGCGCGGGAAAAATACCAGCTCAGTCCCTACAACCATCGGGGATCCGGGACAGATCGTCCACAGATCCATGCTATCTAGCCACGAACTTTGCCGATACTCAGCGGTAGCTGTCCCGATTCCGTTGACAGACCGTCCCGAACGGAGTTAACTCAAGGGCATTGAAAGGCACCTCTGCGACGGGGGAGATCCATTGAACGTGCGCTACCACCTGAGAGACCGTGCAGTACTCAAAAAGATCATGGAATCCCCAGGTCGGGGCGTCCCCTACAGCGTCCGAGACCTCGCGGACGCCACCGGGGTCTCCCGCTCTCAGATAGGGCGCCTACTCACCGGAGAACTCGACAACCTGGACGTGAACGACGCCCACGCTGTCGCGGAGGCTCTCGGTGTCGCAGTCCTGGTGCTTTTCATGCCCCCGACGTCCCCGAAACAGGGACAGCCCGACATCTGCGTTACCCCCACATAGGAAGGAGAGGACGTGCCCAGGCCTGCCAAGGTCCCCACGCCCCCGCCCCCCGGCTACCTCTGGACCCCCGAAGCCGCCCGCCGCATCGGCCGCAGCGTCAAGACGCTCTGGAACTACGCCCACCTCGGCAAGGGGCCCCAGCCGGTCCGCATCGGCCGCAAGCTCGCATACCGCATCCGCGACCTGGACGAGTTTCTGGAGTCCGAGATCAACCCTCAGCCGGACAGCGACCGCGCCCACGAGTCCCGCCCGCCGGAGCCGCGCCTGTCCCGGAAGCCGGCCCGCGCCGCTGCCTGAGCGGCATGCAAAGAGGCCGCCCCAACGGCCAAGTCCGGGCGACCTCGACGCGAACAACCCTCCCACCTCTACGAAAGGAGGGAGCCGCGTGGCTCCCAGTATCTCCGATCAGTCGACCGAGGTCGTCAAGCTCGACCTGTCGGCCGGCTCCATCGACACCGTCATGGTCAATGGCGAACCCCACGTGGTGTTCCGCCCAGCCGTCGAGGCCATTGGCCTCGCGTACAGCGCCCAGCTGCAGAAGCTCCGCGATCGATCGTGGGCCAACCGTGTCGATATCGACACGGTTGCCGAGGACGGCAAGACGCGACGCATGGTTGCCGTCGACGTCCGCACCTTCCTGATGTGGCTCGCCACGGTCAATGAGAACAAGGTGGCCGACGGGGTCCGCGACACGCTCGTCGCCTACCAGCAGGAGACGACCACTGCGGTCAACGCCTATTGGACCGAGGGCGGGGCGATCAACCCGCGGGCCACCGAGGAGCAGCTCGACTCCCTCATCGCCCGCGCTAAGCAGCAGGCCGAGGTGCTGTCCATCCTCTCCGGGATCGTCTCGCCCGACTGGCTTGAGACGAAGGCCCGCCTGGTCGCGGCCCGCGCTCTGGGCGAGGAGCCAGAGGTCGACCCGCTCGACGTCCCCCTGTACGTGCCGGACTTCCTCAAGGGCAAGGGGCTGAAGCGCCGGGAGATCGAGTCGGTGCAGTCCTGGTTCGGCCGGCGTGCCGCCGCCATCTACAAGGAGCAGACCGGCGAGGAGATCGGGAAGCGGCAGACGGATCTGCCGAACGGTTCGGTGCGGGAGACGAAGGCGTGGACGGAGCGCCACCGGCCGGTGTTCGAGGAGACCTGGGACCGCTTCTACGCGGCGGCGTTTCCCACCCAGCTCGGTTTGGGGGAGGCGTCATGAGCGACCTGACCCCGTTCGAGGAGATCACCGCGAAGCTCCCGCATCTGTCGGCGTGGCAGGCCGCGTTCAGCGAGGCGGAGGAGCTGCTGCAGGAGACGCACCCGGAGGGCTTCGACGTCCTGGAGATCGGCCGGATCGCGTGGGACTGCCTGCCGGAGCACGAGCGGCTGGAGGCGCTGGACGCGCTCTTCTACTGCTGGTGGTCGGCGCTGCAGTCCGACCGTGAGGCCCGCGCCCGCTACGAGCAGGCCGGGGGTGCCCGATGACCCGCCGTATCGACGCCCTCGACGTGCCGCTGGCGGAGGTTGAGGCCGAGGCCTGCTTCCTGGCCGCCGCCGCGAAGGCGACCGACCCGAAGGACCAGCTGGTCTACCGGCTCGACGCGAAGCTCCTGCACCCCACGGCCCCGCTGGCCACCGACGCCGACTACCCGGGCTGGGCCGAGCACATTGCAGCCCTCCAGTCCACCAACCCGCTGCAGAACGCCCGCAAGGAGACGCGATGAAGTGCGGCGAGCCCATGCCGGGCGGCAGCTACCAGACCTGCGACCGCGACCTGAAGCACCCCGGCGACCACTCCTATCTGCGCGAGCGTTGGCCTCGCCCGATCCCCGCAGAGCCGGACTGGGACGTGCAGGAGCTGATCGACCGGGCGCTGTCCAGCAGCAACGGTTGGTACGAGGGCCCCAGCTTCCCGATCATCGTCACCGAGACGGTCACCCGTGTCCTGTGGGTCGACGCCGAGACCGAGGATGACGCCCTTGCCTACTGGGCGGACGACTGGACCGACATCCCGTTGAAGGACGCCGAGGTCATCGACGGCTACCTGGAGTTCTCCCGCCCGGACAACGAGCAGCGCCAGGAGGCCTTCCGGAGCCAGGGCAACCGGGCGGAACGGAAGATCGGACCACTGCAGAAGTGCCCCGGCTGCGACGCGCAGGCATTCGGCCGCGAGTGGCTGCACGACCCCTACCGCAAGTGCCACGGCCCGATCGCCTGGCGGACGAGCCTGGGGCGTCCACGGCGCGACTGGCAGCGCACGCCCGCCTTCACTGCCACCCCGAAGGCGGCCACCTCATGATCCTCGACGACTTTCCGTCGACTCCGGTCGCCGCGGATCCGGTGATAGTGCCGGGCCTGCTGTCCGGTCTCGGTATCACCCCGCGCCGCGTGCCCGCCTGGATCACCGACCCGGACCTGATCGCGTCCATCCAGGCCGGACTCGTCGACATCCCCGACGACCTCTGCGGCGACAGCGCCATCTGACCCGCCGCCCCGCCGGATGTCACCGGTCGGCTGGGGCGGCGCCCAAGAAGAACCCCACCCGAGTCCAGCGGGCGGGGGTCCACCACCAGCATCCCACGGAGGAACCGTGACCATGACCGTCAAGGAGCGGCGCGCCTTCGAGAAGCAGCAGCGCGAGACCGCCGCCAAGGCCGCCGCCATCATCGCCGCCGACGCCAAGCGCACCCCCGCAGAGCAGGCCGCCCTCGAAGTGGTCAACGAAGACCGCTGGGTCCTGTGGCACACCGACGCCATGACCGACCTCGCCCTCGCCGTCATTCGCCTCCTCTCTCGCGCCGACCTGCTGCGCGACAAGGAGAACGAGAAGCGGCAGGAGAAGGCCGACCAGTTCTGGTCCGGGTACAGCGAGCGCACCCGAGCCGCCGAGCGCGCGGCCATGGGTCGGCTCACCACACTCGCTGACGAGGCTGCCGACCGGCTGGACGCCGGCGACGACCCGGCGGAGGTCGCCAAGTGGCTGCGCGAGACCCGCGACCGGATCGCCGAGGCACGCGAGAAGGCGGCGAGCGCTTCGTGACCTGCCCGTTCCTCGCCGCCACTGCCTGATCCCGCGGGCCCGGCGGTGACCCGCCCCGCCCGGCCGGCGCCCAACTTCCACCACCACAGGAGTACCCGTGCAGTACACCCAGGACGCCCTGTTCCCCCTCGACGCCGTTCAGACCGAGGGCTACGCCCAGCCCGAGCCCCGCGACACCGACAGCGACGACACCGCGGCGGAGGCGGCGTGAAACTCCGCATCGACCAGAAGCAGCTCGCGGACGCGGCCCGCCGCGCCCACCGCAGGCTGCCTACCAACCCCCTCCAGCCCGCCCTCGCCGGGCTCCTGATCGAAGCCGGCGCCGACACCGTGACCCTGTCCGGCTTCGACCTCGAAACCAGCACCCGCGCCACCCTCGACGCGGAAGCCCTGGAGCCCGGCACCGTCCTGGTGTCCGGCCGGCTCCTCGCCGACGTCGCCGCAGCCCTCCCCGCCGGCCCCGTCGACGTGGTCGCCGACGAACGCGAATGCACCGTCACTGCGCCCGGCACCACGTTCACGCTGCCCGTCATGGAGCTGCGCGACTACCCGGCCCTGCCCGAGCCGCCCGCCGTCTGCGGTGCCGCGTTCGGGGAGCGGCTGGCCGCCGCGGTCGGGCACGCCGCCACCGTGGCCATGCCGCCGAAGGAAGCCGTCGGCCGGCTCCTCGCCTTCGGCGGGGTGCACCTCGCCGTCGACGACGACCAGCTGGTGGTGTCCGCCTCGGACGGGTACCGCATCGCCCGCCACTGGCTGCCGTGGACTGCCGGTGACGGCAGTGGTGGCGAGGTCGCCATTCCCGCCGCCGACATCGCGGTCACCGTCAAGCAGATGGCGACCGGGCCCGTCCGTATCGGATTCCCGGCGCCGGATGGCGGGGTCGCCTCGCTCGCCTCCGACACGTTGACCGTGACCAGCCGCACCATCGCCGGCGGCTACCCGAACATCGACGGGCACTTCCCGTCCGCGGACGCCGCCGTTGGCTGGGCCGTGTTCGACGCTGAGGAACTGGCGGCTGCGGTGAAGCGGGCCGCGCTGGTCAACGACGACGACGCCAAGTCGATCCGTATCACCTTCGGTGACGGCCACGCCACGGTGCACGGCGGCCACGGCGGTCCCTCGGGCAGCAGCGACGTGGACTGCGACAGCGCCGACCTGGACGGCTTCGCCATCGCCTACCGGCCCGGCTTCCTCGCCTCCTTGCTCGCCCCGATCGACGGACCGGTGCGGATGTGGTTCACCACCCCCACGAAGCCCGCCTTGATCGAGCCGGTCGACGACGACACCTACCGGGCCGTGTGCATGCCCGTCCGCCTCAAGTAGCCCAACTCCACAGCCGCCGCGTGCGAGCGACCCCCAGCGCTCCGCGGCACCCCGGCCGCCGCCCCGCGGCCCCCCGTCCCGGGGCGGCGGCCTCCCCCTCGCACACCCTCAGGAGCCTCACATGCAGAACATGGGTCGCACAGAACTCCTCAGCCTCCTCGATGACATCCGGGCCCGGGTCGCCAGCGGCGACAGCCTGGAGGGCAACCTTCAGTACCTGCTCGCCGACGGTGACGCCCTGTACCCCTACGACGTCGCCGCCACCTACCGGGTCGGCAACCGGATGGGGCAGGGCGGCTGCATCCTCATCGGCGCCGAAGCCGAGCCGATCCGCTGCAGCCGCTGCCGTGGGGAGGACGGCCCGTTCACCGACGAGCAGCTGTGCGAGGCGTGCGCCCGCCCCATGCCCCTGGACGGCGTCGCATGACCGCGGCGGTGGAGGTCGAGCCGGGCCTGTACGACATCCCCGCCGAGCTCTACCACTCAGACCCCATCCCCGGCGGCAGCCTCTCCTCCACCGGCACCCGGCGCCTCGCCGACTGCCCCGCCCGCTTCAAGTACTTCCTCGACCACCCCGAGCCCTACAAGCCCGAGTTCGAGTTCGGCACCGCAGCGCACACCGTCATCCTCGGCAACGGCCCCGAACTCGTGGTCGTCGACGAGAAGCGCTGGGACACCAACGAGACCAAGGCCCGGGTCACTGCCATAAGGGCCGCCGGCGGAGTGCCCCTAAAGCCGGAGGCCCGCCAACGGATCGACGACATGGCGGAGGCCCTGGCCAACCACCCCGAAGCCTCCGACCTGCTCACCCCGGGCAGCGGCCTCGCCGAGCAGTCGATCTTCTGGGAAGAGGACGGCATCTGGCGGCGCAGCCGCTTCGACTGGCTCCGCCCCGACGAGATCGTCGACTACAAGTCCGCCCGGTCCGTGCACCCCGACTACCTGCAGAAAGCCGTTGCCGAGTACGGCTACCACCAGCAGGACGACTTCTACCGGCGCGGCGCCATCCACCTCGGGCTCATCCCGCCGACCGGCTCCTTCAAGTTCATCTTCCAGGAGAAGCAGCCGCCCTACCTGGTGACCGTCGTCGAACTCGACTTCCCCGCCCGTGTGATCGGCGGCGAGCTCAACGACCGCGCCTTCTGGACCTACGCCATGTGCCGCGAGACCGGCCACTGGCCCGCCTACAGCGAAGGCATCACCTTCCTCTCGCTCCCCCCGTGGGTGGAGCGCAAGTACGCCGAGGAGAACTCGTGACCCAGCTTCCGCCGCCCGTCCGCGCCGCGCGCCCGCAGCCGCAGCAGGACTCCGGGCAGTTCGCGTTCCGGCCCGCCAGCAAGACCGGCCGCAAGGCCCGCGTGTCCATCCAGGGCATGTCCGGCTCCGGCAAGACCTGGACCGGCCTCAGCATCGCCCACGGCCTGTCCGAGGGCCGCAAGTTCGCCGTCATCGACACCGAGAAGGGAGCCGCCAGCCTGTACGCCGGCATCGGCGGCATCCAGTTCGACACCTGCCCGATGGACCGCTACGACCCCCGCGACCTCGTGCGCGTCCTCGACGCCGCCGCACAGGCCGGCTACCCCACCGTGTTCGTCGACAGCCTCTCCCACTTCTGGAAGGGCACCGACGGCACCCTCGACCAGGTCGAGAAGGCCAAGGCCAAGTACGGCGGCAACAAGTTCGCCGGCTGGAAGGACGGCACGCCAATCCAGAACGACATGGTCGCCGCGATCCTCGACTACCCCGGCCACGTCGTCTGCTCGATGCGCTCCTACACCGAGTGGGTGCTGGAGGGCGGCAAGCCACAGCGGGTCGGCATGCGGCCCGAGCAGCGCAAGGGCATCGAGTACGAGTTCGACCTGGCCGTTGCCATGGACCTGGAGAACACGCTCGAAGTCCTCAAGTCCCGCTGCCCCGGCCTCAACCGGCAGGTCATCAAGCGGCCCAACGGCGCCCGAGACATCGCCGCCCCGCTCCTCGCCTGGCTCGCCGAGCCGACTCCCGCAGAGCAGTAGCCCGCACACCGGAAGCCGCCCCGCGGGCAGTGCGGGGCGGCCCCTGACCTGACAAGGACACCACATGCAGCTGACTCCCGCCGAGGCCAAGGCCCGCGCCGCCCGCATCCTCAACGCCCTGCAGCCCACCGTCACCCAGTGGACGACCGCCGTCCTCGACCAGGCCGTCCTCCACCTTGCCGACACCGGCCGCCCGTTCGGCATGAACGACATACGCCTGCTCGTGCCGAACGACGAGTGCCGCAAGGCTGGCGTCTACTTCGCCGCCCTCACCGGACACGACGCCCTCCACCCCGACGAGCCGCAACTGCTCCGCAAGGTCGGCGAGGAGCCGTCGATCAACCCGAAGGCGCACGGCAAGAAGGTCAACACCTACCTGCTCACCCGCGCCGGACGGAAGTTCATCCAGGACCGCCAGGCCGCCCGCGCCGAGCAGCGGAAGGCGGCGGCCTGATGACGATCAACCTCGGCCTCGCCTACCCCGCGGCCGTCGCCACCGGTGCCCTCGCCGTCGGCGTGTGGGCCGTGTGGCACGCCATCGCCGGCCCGCGCCGCATCCCCGCCGCCCCCGACAACCAGCCCGGCCGCGACACCGCCGCCCTGCGGACCTGCCGCCACATCAGCGCACTGCCCACCACCAGCCGGAAGGAGAACCCGCAGCCGTGACCACCGCCGTCCGCGAAGCCCCTCACCACCGCAACCTGACCTGCGTCAAGGAGTACCGCTGCCGGCGACCGGCGTGCCTCGCCCGTTCCGCCGACTACGACCGCACCCGCAACAGGCTCGTCGCCTACGGCCGCTGGCAGCCCTTCGTCGACGCCGAGCCGGTCCGCCAGCACATCCGCATGCTGTCCAGCTACGGCATTGGCTGGCAGCGCGTCTGCCGCCTCGCCGGCGTCGCCAATGGATGCATCTCCCGAATCCTCTACGGCGCCCCGCACGAGGGCCGAGGCCCGACCAAGAGGGTTCGAACCACCACCGCCGACAAGATTCTCGCCGTCAAACCGTCCTTCGACCACCTCGCCCCCAGCGCCCGCGTCGACGGCACCGGCACCCGGCGCCGGCTCCAGGCTCTCGTCGCCAACGGCTGGCCGCAGCGGCGTCTCGGCATCGAGATGGGCATCGTCCACCACCGCCTGATCTGGGATCACGTCCGCCAGGACGTCGTCGCAGCCGACACCGCCCGCAGGGTACGTGACCTGTACGAGCGCCTGTGGAACGTCGACCCCACCACCCGCGGAGTCTCTGCACGGTTCGCTGCCGAGGCCAAGGCCCGAGCAGACGCCTACGGCTGGGTGCCGCCTGCGGCCTGGGACGACGACTACATCGACAGCCCCGCCGCCACCCCGGACATCGGCGAGAGCGTCGACCGGTACACGGCGATCGCCGAGGACGCCCGATGGCTGATGCGTGAGCAGCACTACACCACCGCGCAGGCCGCCAACCGACTCGGCATCACCAAGGACCACCTGTACCGCGCCCTGTCCCAGCGGCCCGAGCAGGTGGCCGCGTGAGCGCCGCCGACTACGCCTGGATGGCGTCCGCCCTGTGCGCCCAGTCCGACCCCGACCTGTGGACCCAGCCCGGCCACGGCACCACCCCCAAGCAGATCTGCCACCGCTGCCCCGTCCGGGTCCAGTGCCGGGCGCACGCCGCCGCCCTGGAAGAGGAGATCGGCGAGGTGGCCGGCATCTGGGGCGGCACCAGCCGCAAGCAGCGCAAGACCGCCCGACAGACGGGGGAGGCGGCGTGAGTACCTCCGCATCGGCCCCGCTGCACGCCGCCATCGCCGAGCTCGACCAACAGGGGCTGTCCGCGAAGGCCATCGCCGCCCGGCTTGGCTGCTCGGTGCGCACCGTTCACCGGGCCCGCAGCAAGAGGCGGGCCGCCGGTGACACCTGGACCTGGACCGAACCCGAGCCGGACCCGGTAGCCGTCGAGCGGGCCGCGGCCGGAGACCCGCCAGCCGAACTCACCTGGCGTGAGCGGCGCGCAGCAATCGCCCAGTGCGACGAGTGGGGGCTCCCCGCGCACATCACTGCCGCCCGCGTCGGCTGCAGCCGGGAGACCGTCCACTACGCCCGCCGCCGAAGGGCCGCCGCGTGACCGCGGGCCGCCGGCCGCGCGACCGGCCCTGACCAGCAACACCCCAAACCGATGCATCCCGTCCATCCGGAAGGAGCGCGTAGACGTGCTGAACAACCAGGTCATCGTCACCGACCCCGGCCTGCGCGCCTACGCGCACCGCAACGACCGCGGGATCGTCGACGCCGCTGGCCTCACCAGCAGCGAATGGGAGGAGCTCCGTGCCCGCAAGGCGAACTCCACGAAGACCCGCCTCGTCCAGTGCGCCAAGTGCTGGGAGCTGTACCGCGACGTCCAGTGGCTGAAGACGTACAACCTGCGCGGCACCCGCGTCATCAGCCACCAGCCGGGCGAGTCCCGCCCGGACCACGACTACGAACCTGTCGAGACGCCGGAGCACCTGGCCTGGAACGAGCGGGCATTCATCATCGGCGACAAGGAAGGCTACAACCCGCGCAAGGAAGCGTGGGCGCCCAACATGAAGACCCGCGCCGACGTCCTGCTGACCGGCACCCTCACGATCGCCTACGAACACCAGCACTCCCCATTCAGCGCCACCGGCCGCTACAGCGCACCCGAGCGGACACGCCTCGCCGCGGCAGTCGGACGCACGGCCATGTGGCACGCCACCAACGACAAAGTCCGCGGCCAGGTCCCGATCCTGCGCACCGACGATGGCCTGCCGCCAAAGGTCATCCTCAACCCCAACTACCGGCACGAGTTCCGCGGCGGTATCTACCGCATCGAGATCTACACCTGCACCGTGCGAGACGGGCACGAGTGCCCGAACGGCAAGTTCGCCGGCTGCGGCAAGCCCCACGCCCGCGGCCAGGTCACGGCCGGCCAGCTCGACGACGTGCTCCGCGGAGCCCCGATCGGCGCCTACATGCCGGTTGTCGACGCCCAGGTGCTGCGAGCCCCCCGGTTCTTCTGGACCGACATGGCGTCCTACGGACAGTACCTCGCTTACATAGCCAGCCCGACCGCACCGCAGACCGGCGGTGCACCGGCCGACAGGAACTGGACCCGCAAGGGCCGTCGCGGCGGACACTCCCGGGCCAAGGAAGTACAGCTCGAAGCGATGCACGCCCAGGCCGTCGATCTGTCCATCCCGCAGCAGCGCGGCGGCTTCGCGCCAGCGGCAGCCGCACCGACCGTCCGGCGCCCAGCCCCCGGGATCTGCGACACCGGCCGCCCGCAGTGCGGAAAGCCGGCCCGCCTCTATCCCGCCGGATGGCGCTGCGACAAGCACCGCCCCACCAGCTACTGGCGCACCCGATAGCGAGCCCCCCGCACGCCCACATTCTCAAGCGCTCTCCGAAGGACACCCACTCATGGCACGTGGCCACGGCCGGATCCTCACCAGCATCTGGGAGGACACCGACTTCCTGACGCTCGACGAGAAGGAACAGCGCTTCTACCTGTTCCTGATCTCGCAGCCCAACCTGAACCACGCCGGGCTGCTGCCGCTCACCCTCCGACGCTGGTCCCGCAAGGCCAACGGCATGACCTCCGCCGACGTCGAGAAGCGTCTGCAGACCCTCGACGAGGCCGAGTTCATCGTCGTCGACCACGACACCGAAGAGCTCCTCATCCGCTCGTTCGTCCGTAACGACGGCGTCTGGCGGATGCCGAAGGTGATGGGCGCCGCGGTCTCCGGCGCGATGGAGATCTCCTCGCGCCGGCTCCAGATGGCCCTCGTCGCCGAGATGGCCCGCATTCCGCTCGACGAACTCAGCGACGAGCCGACCAAGATGCGCGGCGGCGAAGGACCCTCGATCCGCAAGCAGGTCGCCGATCACATCGCCACCCTCTACAAGGCGTTCGGCAACCCCACCCCCGACCCGTCCCGAGGGGGTTCGCGAACCCCCTCCGCACCCCCTTCGGGAACCCCCTCCGAT